GCATAATCTGAATCTTCTTCCAACCATCGGTAGTGAGTTGTTCGTGCTATGTTGCAAACCTTCGCCGCCGTAGTTACCACACCTAACGAGCGTTCAAGTGCTTCAAGAAATTCTTTTTTACTATGTGCCATTTGTCCTATTCCTTAGTCGCCTTCTTACCCGTAAAGTCCTCCCATCGCTTTACTATTACATCGCAGTACTTCGGGTCTAATTCCATACCGTAACATTTGCGCTTTGTTTTCTCGGCTGCTATTAGTGTTGAGCCTGAACCTAAATAAATATCTACTATTAAATTTTTCTTATTCCCCCATTTACGGACAAACTCCGTAATTAGTTCAAGGGGTTTTTGTGTGGGGTGATTTCTTTCTTTAGTGTCTTGGGTTTCCATTCCGTGAACACCAAACCATCTCGTCCTTATTATGTCCCTTTGATGCTTTGTTTTACTAAAACATAATTCAAAAGAGGATAAAGTAAATTCCACTTCTTCAAGTCCTTTTCTTTTATCCCATACTATCCAACTCCCATCTTTTCTATTGGGTAATAGCTCTGAATAATAATCAGCACCCCATAAAAATATCTCTTTACAATATCCAAAGTTTTCAAAAACCGTATTAATTAAGGAAGGGGTAAAGTCTTTATGGTCACCTATTACTTTAGAATAGTTGCCTCGGTTACTATTAGATAAACCATTGTACGATTTTTCTTTTAAGTTTCTTTTATAGTTGGTTTCTAAACTCATCCCATAAGGTGGGTCAGTAAAAACCATATCTGCCTTTTCCCCATTCATAAGAATCTCTACCGCTTCTTTGCTCGTAGAATCCCCACACATAACCCTATGCTCTCCAAGTATCCAAACATCGCCTAACTTGGTTGTCGGTTCTTCTGGTGCTAAGGGTACATCGTCTTCGTCGGTTAGGCCTTGCATCTCTTCGGGTTCGGTATCCCATACGTCCATACCCCAGTCAGTAAGGTCTGAGCCTACCCACTCGTTAGCTAACATATCGTAGTCCCAGTCTCCATAGTTTAGATTGTCTTTAATCATAAACTCGTCACGCTCGGCTTGTGTCCATTCCGTAACGTCTATGGCTGGTACTTCTTTGTACCCTAAGTCCTTCATAACTAAGAGCCTCATATTACCGCCCACTACAACGCCGTCCGCTACCACTAAGGGACGGACTTCAAGCATCTTAGGGAAGTTCTCAATTGATGACTTCAGCGTCTTGTACTTCTCCTTCGAGAGCGTCCTTGGATTGTTCGGGTCTATCTGAACTTGACTTATCGGAATCTTCTTTGTTTGTATATTCATCTACTGATTTAATTACTGACTTGAGCAGCTCCAAGAAGTTCGGGTTTGCTACTGCAAGGTCTAATATAATGTTAACCGAATCGTTATTCTTAGAGTCTACGTTTATAAGGTTCTTATTTCTTGAGAGGAGTAAGTAGTCTTCGGAAGTGTTAATGTGCTTCCTTGCTTTTCTATCTGACATTAGTGCGTAATTTCTAACTCAACGCCCCACCATAGGAAGTCTATAGCTATAGCAAACGTGAAGTCGTAGTTTAAAGAAATGGACGGAGTGATATAACACTTATCGTCCCATTTGTAAAAAGTGAAGTTCATGAGTTGTGGAATATCTTGTACTTCTTCTGGAAGGTAACGTCTACCTCCATGTATTCGTAGGCTTTCATCTTTTGATATCTTACCGAAGTATGATTCGTATATCCTATCTCTTTAGCTATAGCCATAAGAGTCCAGTCGTTTTTGTAGAGATACATACAGCACAACCTTCGAGCCTCTACGATCTCAGCTAACCGGGAGCGCGATTGTAGGTCTGTCCATTTTACGCCTAAGCGGTTAACCCCTCGCATACAGTGTGCGATGGCTTTGCCTCGGTGGTACTCTTCGTTTCCTATGGCTAATGCTCCGACCATTAATATAGGGTTAGGCAGTATCTTCATTTGTGCAACTTGACTCGTAAACCTTGAGAAGTTCAATATACATATTTTTATTACAAGAAGTACACTTTGTCTTCTTTTGATTCTTTCCAAAAATGTCGTTATACATTTGATAAAAGAAATCGGAGTCCTTGCCTTTGAGGGTTTGATGGCTTCGGTAGGCCGGTTGAAGAACGTCTCTAAAAAAGGTATATTGTTCTTCGTCCATTTGTGTAATGCTCCGGCTTGGGAACATTTTATTTAGTCTATCTCGACGCTCATCGCATCCGCAGTCTTCGCCGAAGAAAGTCTTTACTACTTTCTCTATTCCTGTGGCCTTTGTTACGGCGGCTATCTTATCTCCTAAACCCTTGCTTTTTAACTTCATCTTTTATGTAGTTTCTTACGTCGCAAATAGCTCGGTAAAGTGTATTCCTGCTTATGCCTGTTTCTTTCGCCATAGAATTTAGGCTATGCTCATCGCCGTAATATATAGAAAAACAATTCTTCTCAAACCATTCCACATTGTTTAGTTGCCTTTGTATAAAGTCTAAGACCTTTTCGTTAAACTTCTTAGACTCGATATCGTCTAACTCGTGGATGTGCTTCAGGTGTTCGGATGCTTTGCGATGGCGTTCCTTTGGCTTTCTGTATTTGTAATGGTAGCGGCTTGTTGTAGATCGGTAGTTGTTTATGCAAAGGCGGATAATCCAGTACCGCATCTGCTTCTTTTTAACTATCGCTTGCATCTTCTCTCTGTCCGCTTCTAATACCATAAGGATAACTTCGTGGGCTAAGTCTTCGTAGTCTGGTTTCCTTCCGCTGGTTATGACTCTCGATATCTCGATAATAGAATCGTAGTTCTCGCGTATGTATTTTTGTACCACGCTCATAGTTACGATAGTTCTTTAACTAATTTAGTGTAGTATTTAATCTTTTCTAACAACTCATCGTTAGTAAATCTTGCCAGTTGGTTGCTTAGTAGTACGAGTTCGTCGGCTAAGTCCGTTCCTAATCGAAGTGCAAATTGATACTGCTCCCCTCCGCGAAATCCATTGCACCGTTTACACTGAGGCTTAACGTTATCTTCGTTCCAACGTGTTGCGTACTTGCCCCTTGACTGAAAATGTCCTGCGTCAATCTCGTACTTCCAATCCTTACTAACGCCACACGTATAGCAATCTACCATCCCTGCGTGGTCTGCGTCTTTAGACCTTATCCATATGCTGAATATCTTGTCGAGCTTCTTGACTATGGTTGAGCGTTTCACGATAGTATGTAAAGAATACCGAGTAACGCAATTATCATCTCGTTAACTCTGAGTCCATCATATAAGTAATACTCTACGCCTACGTCTACGAAGGCAAGGATTACCATAGCAATAACAAGTCCAACCATAAAGGACTATATAAGAACTATATCTTTTGTTTACAAATTTTGTGCAAAACTATTTATCTTTCTCTTCATGGTATTGCTTGCATACTTGTACGATTTTATCTATCGCGCCGATCCTTGGAGCGTTGAAGTCTTGGTCGTAAGTGGTTGCATATCTCAATATCCCTTGTATAGATTTTCTTAGCTTTTTGTCATCCATCTTTCCATTTGTTTAATTGTTCGACAAGATACTCTTCCGTAATCTCTGAGGTGTCTAATCCTTTCGAGGTTAAATAGTGCGTTATCGTTTCAATAGCGAAGCTTCGCATATAAGAACCTACCATGGCGTGGAGGTAATTGTTTTCTTCTTTATCAGTCATCTTACTTCTGTTTTAGTTCGTCATAAATTGTTAGCTGGGCTTGGTGCTGTTTTAATCTCTTACACGCTGCTTCATAGTATTCTTTATCTAATTCACAAGCTGTTAAATCAAAACCTAAATTATGACAAGCGATAGCTATTGAGCCACTACCTAAATGTGTATCTAATATCTTATCACCTTCTTTACCATAATTCATTAAAAGCCATTCGTAAAGTTTAACAGGTTTTTGTGTTGGATGTGTTCTGTCTAATTGATTGCTATTTATTTTTATTAATTTTGAATGTTCATTAAAACTTGTATAAGCTAATTCAATTTGTGTCATAGTTGGAACATAAGTCATTTTATCCCAAACAACAAAACACCTACTACTATTTAGATTGTCTAAAAAATAATTTCCACCCCAAATAATCTGATTTTTACTAACCCTAAATAACTCTGTAAAATATTTATCTGTTGGTATCTCATCATCCCAACCTTTTGTTTTATTTTGTTTTTTAAATTTAGTCATACTATTTTTTTTACTTAGTCCGCCAGTTTTTTTTGTTCCACCACCTATACCATAAGGAGGGTCAACAATAGCTAACTCAAAATAGTTGTCAGGATAACGAGCCATTAACTCCATGTTATCCTCGTTCGTTAGGTCTATCATTCTTCGGGGGTGTTTGGGTGTACTATATGCTTCCACCTTCCTTTCTCGTCTGTGTCTGGTTCGGGTAGGTTTAAGTCCTCTATTAGTTTCTTAAATAGGTGGCGTTGTTCTTCGCTCAGGGGTTCGAATGGTTCTTCTTTCTTTTGCTTCCATTGCGCTTCCCTTCTCTCTGCCCTCTCCCCTTCGTAATGCTTAAACGCCTCTACCAATTCGGGAAGCATAAGCCTCTCAAATTGTTTGCCGTACTTACCGGTCTTAAAGTTCATCATGATGCACCTCCACTCTTCCATCTTCATAGCTGGGAACTCGCTTATCAAATGGTCAACTGCTTCTATTATATGTTCGGTTTGACGTATCGTCTTGTTGTAGTCTAAGTAGTCAAGCGTCCCCTTGAGTAGAGCCGTTAGGCAGGCGTGAGTTTGTTTAGGGCAGTGCTTGAATGCCGACCTTACATTCGTACCTAACGTCCAGGCTTGAGAAGGTGTGATATTAGAGCGACTCGATATACGTGCGATACTCGTCAGCGTCGAATTTGTTATCTCCCTTTCTTTCTTTTGTAGAGTAGATTCCTTTCCACCCTTGAGCGATGGCGTGTTCGATGAGTTCAATTGATTTTGCTTCATTATTGTTTGATATTTTTGCGAGGTTCTTTAGTGCGGCTTGTTCAGAGACGAGAGACTTGTAAGCAAATCTATGCTCTTCCTTCTTGTATTGCTTCCATATTAGCCAAAACTCCATA